AATTATATAAAAACAAATGTCTCTTAATTCTTCTGGAAATCTTGTGTCGGGGTATGCCCCGTTCGCCGTCCTCCAACAGGGCGTTATTACCAAAACCGCCAACACCCCTCTCGTTGTCCCCTGTCCGCAGATTTTAGCAACTGATATTGTGGTTTATACACCACTCACCAAGACCGCTGGTGCTGGAACTTCTCCTCCCAGCGAGTTAATCACTATTCAAACAGGGGTTTCATTTACAGCGACTTCTTCTTACGCCGATTTTGCGGGGACTTTTGATTATGTCGTTCTCCGCTCTACTGCGAAAGCGGTAGATGCTCCTTAAATATTAAGGCGGAATGTATTTTTTATTTAGTTTATTTATATTAAATAAAAAAGGACTTAAAGAAATCCCACTTAATATAATTATAATATGGAAACTACCACCGCAACCACCTCAATCGCTTTTAAAAAGCAGGTCATTACCGACCTTACTGCCTCTATCAAGTCCAAGCAGGAACAAATGAGACAAATTCAACTTCAAATTGATAAGGATAATCAAACAATCGTCAAACTGGCGGAAGAAGTAATATGCCTTGAAAACGAAAACAAAGAACACCAATTTATTAATATCGCTACGAATGAAATTATCCCCAACGACCAAATCACTCCAAATAAATATAAATCCAAATGGTTTTATGGAAACACATTAACCGCAACGAGACAACAAATTAAACCAATATTCTCTAATACAGACAATAGAGGAGATGTGGAATTTTATGTTGAAACTCGCTGTGATAATGTTAAGTTGAGTGAATTGAATATGGGTGATATAGTCAAACACAATTTCACCGACTATTTCAGGAATGAAGAGGAATATTGTATTGTTAGTAAGATTACCGACAAACAGGTTCAATTTATACCATTAGTTAAATGGGTTGTTGGTTATGAAGGAGACCAACACTCATTCAACGAGACTTGGTATAAGTTCAGTCCAACCAATCTCGCCCTCAACGCTAAACCATACAAAATGAATAAGTCGTCATCTTGGAGAAAAGTAGTGAGCGAAAATGAGATTATGAAATACACAGGAGATAGAAACAATATGTATTCCAGTCGCAAATATGACGGCGGAGCGTAGATTATTACTGAAAATAACCTATTTTTAATAGATTTTTACATATTATACTATTATAGTATGTAATAATCTAAATATTCTATATTATTATAGTAATAATAAATTTATTATTACATTAAAAATCCAATACTATATAGATTTTTATGGGTAATAATCTAAAATACTATACCCGTGTAATAATCCAAAAAATATGGAATTATAAAATGAAATAATTTAGAAACATTTTAAAATAATATCTATATTAATTATATAAACAAAATGTCTAACTCAACTCCTACGCAGATTTACTATGATTTAGATGTAGTAAATACATTTAATCCTTCCTCGCAACTTACCGCAACAAACCAATTGAATAGATTAACATTCACAGAGGTAAGGTCGTCTCCAATTTTAGACAATCCAAGTGATTATTTCCTCTCTATCGTTAGGTTTAGTTTAGACACTGCTGGTAGTATGCCTGTTATGCTCCCCCAGATAGATTTAGACCAAACACTCGCAGACCCCTTCTTCCCAAATGGAACTATCTACTATGTTAGTATGAAATATAATGACGGCATTAATCCTATTATATTCCAGAAGCGTAGGGTCATTTTTGTTCCACAATCATTCACTCAAACAGGTTTAGCAGGAACTCCACTTCCACCGACATTCCCACTCAATTTAGAGAAAGCGACTTCTCCCTACTATTGGTTGAATAGTTTTCAATATTTTATCAGTATGGTTAATACTGCTTTGAAAGAATGCTACGACGACATTTTTGCTCTTATTAGTGTAGCACCATATTCAACAACCCTTCCAGTAGATATTACGGCAGACAAATATGTCTATATGACTTGGGATAATGATAATAATAAGGCAACATTAAACTTCCCAAATATTACCCCCTTCTCGTGGAAGCAAGAACCATTAGGCACAGGTCAGCAAGTCCCTCCTCCTATTCCACCAAAATTGTTTCTTTATTTTGATAATCAACTTTATACATTATTTAGTTCATTTGAGGCGATTTTGAACGCAACATATTTAGACCCAGCAGACCCAGCAGTAGGAATTAATGGAGATAAAGCAAATTGGTTTATCCAAAACTTCTCCAAATACAATTCCAACTTTGTTGCGACTGGTTCAGGAACGGGTTTCCCCCCGTATGATATATTAAGGATGACGCAACCATATAGCACAGGGGCGACACTTTCTCCTATCCAAAGTTTAGTATTCAATACTTCTCTTCTACCAATTCTCCCCCAATTGATAGGTGTTCCAAGAATATTAAGGAATAACATTACCAGCGGTCAAAACGACAATATAAGCAACGAAATCACAGATTTAGTGGTAAATGTTTCAAGGGGCGACGAATATTTTCCAGCAGTCCTCTATTTGCCGTCGGCGGAGTATAGATTGATTGATTTAAATGGTAATGCTCCAATCTCGTCAATCCAGATTAGCGTCCAGTGGAAGGATATTTATGGAATATACCACGACTTCTTTCTCCAAAATAATTGTAATTGCTCTTTGAAGATTATGTTTAGAAGGAAAGACCAAGGATTAGATTAAGCAATTTTAGGAAAAAGTTTAAAGATTATAGAATTATAAATATAATCTTTAAAAAATATTATCTCATTTAATTATATAAAAACAAATGTCTTCCAGCGATTTTGAGAAAGTTTGCGTCCAAGACGACGTCCTCAACACCACCGATAAGGTTCGGTATGCCGTATTTAAGGGGGCACAGAATATCACTCCCTCCCAGTATGAAGCGATTTCCAAGAGCAATTCCAGTCTCACTTGGAATATCCAGTTGCCGAGCGAGAGCACTGTATTCAGTCGCCGTGTTATGGTTGAAGTTGATATGACTATCCAGATTCAGGCGAGTTTTGCGGCGTCTGCCCCTCCTGGTTCTGTCCTCTTTAATTACGGGTATGCTTCCGCTCTTGGACCTTTTCCGTTTCACTCACTTTGTAATACAATTCAGGCAACGATTAACAACAACACTATATCGCAAAATATGCGAGATGTAATGTTCCAGTTGCTCCGCTTTAACGACCGCAGGGAACTCGCACGATACAATAACGCTTGTCCCACTATGTATGACTCTTATTTGTCTTACGACCAAGCACTCGGCGGAAACAATAACCCTCTCGCAGGTTGGAATAATGTAGCAAACGACCAAGACTTCCAACCCAGAGGTTCATTCAAGTTGATTTCCGTCTCTGGTAATGACCCCAAAGGTTCAATTGCCTCCAACGACAGAACTATTCTCGTCCGCTTTAAAACTTTGGAACCTCTTATGCTTTCTCCTTTTATCTGGTGCGACCCCAAGAGCAACAATCAGGGACTTTATGGCGTCCAGACACTCAACTTCGTCTTCAATATCGGTCAGGCGAATCGTGTTGTTCGTCTTGCTAATTCTGCTCTCTTTGACGGAGGCACTGCTTCTGTTTCTCTTCCCAACAACGCAATTGATACTGCCCGTCTGTATTTGGAGTTCTATACTCGCCAACCCAGCGACCTTGTTTCCTCTCGTAATGTAGTGCCGTTTGCTGAGTATCCTCGCTACATAACTCCTGCTCCCGCCCTCAACGCTGGTGCGGATAGTGGTCTCCAAAACTTCCAATCTATTCAGTTGAACTCTGTTCCCGATAAACTGATTATCTGTGTCCGCAAGGTTCTTGGTTCGCAGACCAACTTTGATAGTGATAGTTTCCTCCCCATTACAAGCATTAATATCAATTTCAACAATAAGGCGGGTCTCCTTTCAGGAGCGACGCAGTGGGACTTGTGGCGTATGAGTGTGGAATCAGGAAGCAACCAGACTTGGGCGGAATTTAGTGGTTATGCTCCTCTCGGCAGTAGCACCGCTCCCGTTTCTGGAACGAACTCTGGATACAGGCAGGTTTCTACTTGCGGTTCTGTCCTGTGCTTGGAAATGGGTCGTCATATTGAATTGGATGACGTCTATGCTCCTGGTTCTATCGGTGCTTTCCAACTCCAATTTAAGTTGAACTACCAGAATAACACCCCTAACAACTTCAACGCAAGTGATTATGAAATTGTCTTGATTACTATGAACTCAGGTGTCTTCACAATTGAAAGGGGGACTTCACAAACTTATACGGCAATTCTGTCTCGTGCGGATGTTCTTTCTGTCTCTTCTCAACCTTCTTATTCAAAGTCGGCAGTTGCTCGTCTTGTTGGTGGTTCTTGGGAGGATAGTTTCAAATCCCTCTGTGCTTCTATCTCTCCTTGGGCGGGTAAGGCAGAGAAAGTGAAGGACTTGATTATGGGAGAAGGTCAGTCTGGCGGTGCTGGTTCTTCTGGTGGTCGTATGAAGAAACACCTTGCTATGTAAGGTAATAATATAATGGGGTTTTAGAAATTGTTCTCCCCACCCTGTCCCTTTTAAACCATATTGTAAAAAACAACATAATACCGCCTTCGCCCAGCGGAAGGGTGCTGGACTCATAATCCAGAGGTCGTTGGTTCAATCCCAACAGGCGGTAGTATAATATTTTTCATAATGTCCCTAAGGACTTTATGAAAATTACTCGTCTGGTTCATAAATAGTTGGATTCCAACCCATTCTCATACAATTCTCTCTTGTTTGTCCCAATGGCGTTGTAATATAACTTCCAAAATCACTTAAATTAAATGTAGTCGCTTTAATTTTTGGGAGGTCTTTATAGACATTCCTTTTAGTGTCTATACAAAAGACGCTATAATATCCTCGTTCGTCAATAAGTCTTATTCTATATGTAAATTCATTAACGATAACTGACTTTCTATTAACTCTTTGAACCTCCCATTTAACTCTTGTATTAGGTATAGGGGAAAATACCTCCCATACTGCGTCGTGGTGGATGTGAGAAGTCCAATAGTCGTCGTCATTTTCACTTACAAGACCTTCGTCGTCCCAAATTCTATTTCTCCAATCGCCCCAAATAGGCATATACCGAGCAATATCTCTTATCAATTCCGCCTGTGGGGCAGGAGGGTTTTGTATTACAACAGGAGGGGCAACTCTATTCTTATGTAAGTCTCTTAACTCATTCATAAGGTTCAAATATACCCCATTAGGGATTTCCTCGCTATGTTCAAATAGCAACTCGCTCAAACGCTCCAACGACATTTCTCTTATTATATATGTATTAAGTGGGATGTTTTTAAGTCCTTTTTTTGTTAATATATATGTATTAAGTGGAGATGGAATGTGTCCTAATTCACTTATTATATATGTATTAAGTGGGATGCCTTTAAGTCCTTTTTTCGTTAATATATATATATTAAGTGAATATACGGGTTCAACCAACGGGTTTGGAGCGACACGGGGTTTTTAGGGG